AAAGATCGTACCCCTTGAGTCCGGCTTCATCTTAGGCGAAATCAAATCCGTCTTCAAAAACCTGTCGGTCGGAATACTAGCAGATTTCAACCACTCCCTCATCTCACCCCACATCTGCGCCCTCATATTTCCATACATCACCGGGTTCTTGGCCTTGTTCCCAAAGTTCACCCCCTTGATCTTGTACCTCTGCTCCTTCAACCTGTCCACAATCCCCGCCCCCAGCCCACCCTCATCAATCACCACCAGCGCAGGCTTGTACTCATCAATCGCGTCAATCACATACCCCACCACCGTCATCGTGTCATCCCCCCGATACCTCGTAATGTTCACAATGTCCCGCCCCTGCCTCACCGCTATCACCGTTGCATCAGCCCCAAACCGCGCCGGGTCCACACCAATAATGATCGGCGCACTCAAGTCCTTGTACTTCTCCCGCGCCATCGCCTCGTCCACTATTAAACTCGATATGAACTGGTCATCCCCCGCACTCGGAAACACCCCATAAACTTCCACATGCGCCGGGCTACTATCCGGCCCATACTCCTGAATGATCCGCTCGTACACCGCCTTGTCCGTCCCCTCCACCGTCCGGGCATCCACCACCCTAGTCTGCCAAAACGCCCGCTTGGAGTTGAACGCCTCGTAGAAGTACCCCGTGTTACGGCGCGGATTGCTAAACGCCAGCCAAAACCGATTCGGCGTGTTCTCCGTAAAAAACCCCCCAGTCACCGCCCATATCGCATCATCAATACCACTCGCCTCATCAAAAATCACCAGCACCCCGTCGTAGTTATGCACGCCAGCAAAAGCGTCCGGGTTCTCCGCTGACCACAGCCGCCCCTCGACGCCCCAGTACCTGGTGCCCTTCTTCAAGTCCCGCTCGACCAGTTCAGTCAGCCACTTGGCGGGCATGACGCGGGTGGCTGAGACTTCGAACCAGTGCGAGTTCAGTGACATTGCCAGCCACTTGGTAATCTCAGCCCAAGTGATTGAGCGCAGTTGCGACTCCGAGTTTGCCGAGATGACGGTCGTCGAGCCGATGCGGGTTGACAACATCCAGATCGTGATCCAACTGACCAGCGCCGACTTGCCGATACCGCGCCCGGATGAGATGGCGGCTTGCATTACGTCGAAATCTAATCGGCCCTTGTTCTGTTCGATGTGCGTGGCAATATCTTGCAGCACCTCGCGCTGCCATTTGCGCGGCCCCTTAAAGTTTTCCAGCGGCGTACCCTTGACGCCCCACGGGAATACCAGCGCTACAAAGTTAAGCGGGCTGTCCTTGATGCGCGGAGCCCACAGCCGCGACATCAAACCTTGTTCGTCTTCAGCGCTGTATTTGGTGGATTGCATCGACTACTTCTATGACCCGCAGTTCAGCGTCAGCCAACGCCTGCGTGATGGATATGCGCTGGTCGATGTCCACCGAGATGGACTGCTTGGCGACCCAACCGTGCTGGTGCTTGAGTATCTCAAGCGCCGCCTTGGCATCGCCTGCTCGAGCGGCGTTGTGCAGGAGGTCGGCCATTTCGCGCTCCCCATCGGCCTTGCCCTTGATTGCGGCCATCTCCGCTAGAGAGTCAAACTGGCACAGGTGCCGGTATTCCTCCGGTCGCATTCCTGACGCCAGCGCCAACGTGTCGCCTTTGAGGCCCAGCTTGGCCGCGTCGTATATCGCTTGTAAGCGCGACTCTGTGGCTTTGACATGCCGGATGGTGAGAGGCATTGACTTGAACATTTGTTCTCCTGCGCCGAGGAGGCGTGTGCGGTGAGTTTATATTAAAAAAAATTTGTTTGCGAACGCTCCGTAGCCGCTGGCCCTTCCGGCCTGGCCCTGGGGGCAGGGGGGTCTGCGCCTGGTGTGCCTGGCCAGCAGGCCAGCAGGCGCAGCATGTCGGCAGTGTCGGCATAGCCAACACGAGTCGGATGCCTGCATCAAGATGTCGGCAGTGTCGGCATAGCCTACGCGAGTCGCATACGGCCGTTAGCTTGTCGGCATGTTGGCTATGCCGACGCGAGTCGGATGCCTGCGTTGACTTGTCTGCGCCGGGGCTAAACTGCGCCGGGGGCATTTGTCGGCTATGTCGGCTATGCCGACAGCAGTCAATTGCAATACCCATATACGTTATAACATATGTTATTACATATCTATTTTTTTTCAAATATCCAAAATACACTACCAACATGACCAACATTTAGCGGTTGCCATTGGAGAACCGCATCAAACCCACATGACCTAACGCGCCACCGACAGCGGCACCAACAAAACAGCCGACAGCGGGCGCGATAAGTCCAGAATGGGCGCATTCTGGTCAATCAGGGGCAAATTGTCGTCAATGTTGGTCAAATTGTCGGCAGTCAAAACAGCATAAAAAGCCGACAAAACTGTCGCATATGTGACTGACACCAATGTAAGGGAATCGGTTACACTAGAGTCTCACATCAATCAAAGGAACAAACAAATGAACAAGTCAGAAACCCGCGAATGCCTCAAGCTCTACACGTACCACCGCATGGGGATGCTGGATACCGTAGCACGCGGTTTGTCCGCGTTGGTACGCGGTGCCATGACGGCTAAAAGCCGCAAGGCATTGATGTCGCAAGCCGACATCCTAGGCGTGCTGCAACACTCTGAATTTATTGTCTGATTGCCCTATCTGCCGCGTGACAGGCGGCAGGTCGATGCAATCCGCATCCTAGTAACCTACAGGCAAACTATGCTTCATTCAGACATCCTCAAAACCTACAATTTTTTGCGTTTCCATGTCCAGCAAAACGCCATCGATTCAGCGACGGACACAGCGCACGGTTACGGAATCCCCGTAGCCACACTCGCACAGTTCCTGTGCTCTGTTGGAATCGACGCGGCCATGCTGTCGCTGATTGCCTGACATGAGCAAAATCCTAGGCTACATCGCGTATGAAGGTCCATCGGAAATCGATGGTGCGCCTATCGTTGTCATCATCAACAAGATCACCGACGGGTCAAAAAACGGCAAGACCGGCGCAATCGTTCAGAGTTTCATTATCCGCAGTGATATCGATCCGGTGCAAGCTCTGCAAACCGGCGCAGACGAATCCGTATGTGGACAATGCGAACATCGTCCGATCAAAGCCAGAGTTACAGGCAAGCCACCTTGTTATGTCCAAGTGGCAAAGTCAGTGCTGTCAGTCTACGGCGCATACAAACGTGGCCGCTACGTCCGGGCGGATCTGGAAACGATAGCGTTAGCGCTAGCGGGTAAATCCCTGAGGATCGGAACGTATGGCGACCCAGCAGCCGCGCCCGTCACAACATGGCAACGCGTAAGCCGTTACGTTTTTGCACGCGCGGGTTATTCGCACCAATGGCAAACGGCAGGATTTGATCATGCTGCATGGTCGCCGCTAGTCATGGCATCCGCTGATACCGTAGATCAAGCCGCATTGGCTAACCTTTACGGTATGCGGGTATTCCGCGTATCTACTGGTGTAGACAAGCAGCATGGCGAAGTCACATGCCCAGCGTCTGCCGAAGGCGGTCGCAAGGCTACATGTGCCACATGCATGCTGTGTGGTGGCACTAGCAAGCTGGCCAAAGATGTCGTCATTGCCGACCATGCTGCCGGACATGCACGCAGAGTAATTATGTTAGTTGCAGCAACTTAAGGGAAAAATGATGAACAAGTTCCAAATGGCCATAGATCAAGAATCTAACCCGGCAGTCCGTAGGGTTCTCCAGCTTAATTGCTGGAAAATTAAGAGCTGGGAAGATTACGCTGGCTGGAAAAAACATGGCCGCAAGTGGGTAGCAATCGACTGGAAAGCCAACAAGTGGGTGCGAGACAATCCGCGCCCAGTATTCGGCGAAGCTGCCGAATGGGTTGGTTAGTCGCATGAAAACCCTCTACCACGCCCTAATCGGCGCAATCCTGTTTGGGCTACCTTTTATTGTCTATTTTTGGAGCATGACACCATGAACTATTACCCGCGCCGGACCTATCCGGCCTATAAAAAACCCGCGCCCAAACCACCACAGCGCAAACCCGCGCCAGTGGACACCATAACGTTCAGCGGCGAACACGGTCCTAAAACCTTCTACCGCAACGCACGCGGTCGGTGCGAGGATGCGCCTTGTTGCGGGTGCTGCACCATATGATTCAATCAGACGATAGTGAGGATAGTTTCGATATGGACCCCGATCCTCCAGACTACCCGGCAGAAATATGCTCGGCATGCTCCGGATCCGGGGAGGGTCGATACGATGGCACTAGGTGCCACTACTGCAACGGACGGGGCGAGACATGACCTAGGGCTATCTGTATGCGCCTACGCGGGCGCATATGGGCTAATCTTGGCCGATACTGTAGGGGTAACTTATGCGAGTAGGTCAATTCATTCATATCCGTTTGTACGGGCGTATGGAACGCGTGCGCGTCCTGGCCGTGCACCGGGCGGGAACTATCGATGTTCAACGGTCTGATGGGAAATGTTACAGGGTCAGCGGGCTATGAAATTACATATCGGCGGGCACAAGGTGATTATTTCCCTGTGCGACTATTCCGGGCGCTGGCCTAGTGAATACATCAAACAAGGCTACACGGTCGCGCAATTTGATCTGAAACACGGCGACGACTGTACCGACCTAGAAACCACACTTGAGGGCGTTGATCAGGCTATAGCGGCCGCTGGCGGCGAGGATACGGCAATAGTGGTCGGCGTATTGGCTGCGCCAGTATGTACGGACTTCGCGGCGTCCGGGGCACAGTACTGGCCCGCAAAGGACTCGGACGGCACCACAGCGCGGTCGCTGGCCCTGCTGGATGCCTGCATGATGATTATCCACATTACCCACCCGCAATGGTGGGCGCTGGAAAACCCGGTGGGCCGGTTGAAACGCTTGCGGCCCGAACTGCCGTTCGTTGGTTGGTTTCAACCGCACCACTATGCAACGCTGGACCCGCAACACAGCCGGTACACAAAAAAAACCGGACTGTGGGGGACTATCAATATGCCCGAACAACTTACGCGCAACATGGAGCCGATACGGTCCTGCTCACAGGGTAGCTGGCTGCAACTGCTGGGCGGCAAGTCGGAGCGCACTAAGGAACTTCGCAGCATGACACCACTTGGATTCTCAACGGCTTTTTTTGAGGCAAACCCATGAACCACTATCTCAAAATCAACGGCACCGCGTACACGCTGGCGTCGCTGGACCGCATGCTGGCCGTCCGGGCACTGGCCGTCAAGATCACCGGCAAACACCGGCCGGTGCGGTCCAAGGGCGCGGAGAAACGATCGTTCCCGCAATTCGGCGCGGACATGACGACAGCCGCGTATGTCGCGCAGTACTACGCGCTCAACAGCAACAGGAAAAACTTCAAAGTGCCGCCGCCTTATGGTGACGACAACTTGAAGGGGTTCTACGACACCCTCAGCGGCCGCGTGAGCGTGCCGGAAGGCGTCGATAGCGTGGAGATATGCTTATAGTCTTCGCGGCCCTGCTGGCCGCACTACTGGCGGTTATCTTCAACCTGTGAACTTTTTTCGATAGCACGGCGCAAATCCGATTTGTTGCCGTTGCGTTTCTCAGGGGCGCAGAATACGTGTTTCTTAGTCTGAAACTCACGCGACGACAACCGGCCCATATCGACCCACCCGGCTTCCTTCAACGCATGTAGAAGCGCCGCCGGGACTATTTTCATACCCTGCGGCGCGTACATTTGCAGTTCATCGCATACCGGGAAAAACGGCGCACCGATCACACCCGACGCAAACATGCGGGCGCGGTCGTTGATCAAGCCGAACAGGAACGACTCTGCGCCGCTCATGCCGTGTTCGACCATGATGGCCTTGGCCTCAGTCATGGGCGGGGCTGCGTTCGGGTTCCACGCGGACACATCCCGCGTATGCAGGTAAGCCGACACGGCCGCGAAGCCGCCACGGTGTTCGTACCAGTTCCACAGGGCCACGGCGTCGGGTTCCTCCATCTTGCCTTCATCCGACCACAGGACAAACCACCGGCGGTCTTCGCTGGGGAGACTGATGGCAACCCGCTCATTGGAAAACGCGACCACGAACACGCGGTTAAGGGCCATGTAAGGGTGCAAACCTTTCCGGTTCACCGGCAACAGTTCGGGCGGGGCGGCGATGATGGGCTTGAGCGTGTTCTCCAGGGCGCGGCGGTCGCGGGCCTCGGCCTGGCGCAACTCGGCGATTTCCATCACTTCGCATTCAAGCGCGTAACCCCACTGGGACGTCAGTTCTTCATTCTTGACCAGCGAACAATTGACCTTGCCCTTGCCGCCTATCGACCAGAAAAACGGGGCGAACAGCGTATCTTTGCCGCTCCCGTGGTTACCACCTAACAGGATGGCGTGGTTGATCTTGTGGCCGGGGTACTGGACCTTGTGCGCCAGGGCGTTCAACAGGTGTTCGCGCTCGAACTCAATCGGGACCATACGCTCGACATGGCGCAGCCACGCCGACACATCAGCGGCCACTGGCGTCGGGCGGGCGTCACGCCAACGGTTGCCGTACACCAGACCGTCACGCGACACCAGGACGGTCTCGCCAGCGGCGTAGGTGATGCCGACCAAGGATCTCGCGCCCTTGTCTTGGCGATGCTCGTCGAACGATACCGACGCTTCAATTTTCGGATGCTTACCGTGGCGCGACCGGCAACCGATGTGGCGAAACACGGCGTTGAACGTCTTTCGCATCAACTCGCGCCGGTCCACTAGATCAAAAAACGCATCGTCGTCCTGAATGTACGCGAACCGCTCAAACCAACCCGACATCTCAAGACGGCCCAGTTCGCGGTGTTCGACTTCGGCGATGATGGCGGCGGCGTCGTCGGGGTATTGCGGCGTCGGGGCCAGCTTGGCGAGTGTGTTCTCCATCACCGCCGCCAGCAACTCCTCGCGCAGGCCATGCGACCGTTTAGGCCCGCCATGCTCTTCCACCCATGCAAGGTAGGTGACGCTATCCCACTCGGAACAATGCTCATGCAGGCAGCAATACGCCCGGTTGACGGGGTGATAGCGGCCCATCGGGTTGCCGTCCGAGTGCTGGGCGCTGTTGGGGCAAACGATGCCCCACCAACCGCTGGCGTTGCCCCGCTCCAGCAGGTCGCCACGGGCAGCGGCCCAAGCCAGCACATCGTCGCCGCCGTTGTCAGTGAGCCGGATCGGGCGCACGGTCGCGGTGTCGGCGGGGTTGGGCACCACGCCCAAGGCGGCGCATATCTCCGGCAGACTGAACTCACGGTCAGCATGGAACTCGACCAAGCGGGACGCGAAACGGTCGCGCCCTGGCTTGAGGTTGACCGAGCCGGGTAATCGGAAGTTGCGAACCGGGTTGATGGCACCCTTGTCTGTATACCCGGCCTCGGCGATGGCGACGATGGCGGCGGCGAACTCGCCCTTCATCGGCTGATCGTCCAGGGCGAAGGTAAAACCGTACTGGTAATTACCCGGCGAAGTCTCCATGATCCAGGTCGGGGCGATGGGCGGGATCGCCGCCTTGGTGCCAACGTCATCCAGCACCAGGAACGCGACTCGCTCACAGTTGTCGGCCTTGGCGGCGGGCTTGCCTTCGTCAAATCGGTCGATGATGAAACACCCGGTGTTGCAGTACCACGCCTGATCGGCCTTCCACTTGTTCGGCAGGGACGCAGGCCACGAACACCTGATCGCACCATCGGCGTGGTGCTGCGCCTCGCCGTCTTTGAGGATCGGCTTTTGCCGCACGAACAGGATGACTTCGCCCTCGGGCGCAACGTCGGCCAAGTATTTCAGAAATGTCATTTGGGTATCCTTAGAGAGAGCAAACACGGCATGTAGGAACGTTCCCGTCACCGCGAATTTTTCGACCACTGGCGAACTCAACAGCCAAGTCTTTGAGCGCAGCGGGCCAAGTGTCGCGCTGGGGCGACCGGAACGTGTGGCCTAGCTTTTCTTCGACTGCCACGCCACGCGCAAATTCTTCGGGGTAGTCACGCCACAGGTCACGCCACTCACCTAGCCGCTGGTAGGGGCACACGGCGCAATCAGTACGCCGGGGGATCGCAACGCCGCGCTGGGCCAAGTACGACCAAACCTTCGCTTCATCCCAGCCCCACTCCCGCATCGGGAAACGGATCGCCATGTCTTCACCGTAGATGCCGCGCCTGGCCTCTTCGTCAGCACGCAAGCCAACGTACAGCACCGACCCTTCAGGCAGTGTCTCAAAATACTTGATGGTTGGCTCTATCTTCAAAATGCGCGTACACCAACGAGCGCGAAAATTAGGCAGCATCTGCTGCTCTTCAATCAGGCCGTAAAGGTCGGTCGAATGGCCCACCTTTTTGATTGGCAGACCCAACATCTGCTCTAGCTTGGCCCAATGTTCCACCATCTCAGGCAACTCGTTGCCGGTGGCGTTACAAATCAGTTCGTACTCGCGGGGCTCGACTTCCATCAACCGCAGCGCTAGCGCTGTCGAGTCCTTACCTCCATACCTTTCCATGATTGAGACTTCAGCGTCTAGGGGCAAACCCTTGGCCCACTCGGGCGGGGTACACATGACCAAGCGCAGCGCGTCCAAGTCGGGCGCGTCGGTTTCGATCACAATTTCATCGTGGACATGCAGCACGACATCGTCAAGCTGGCGCAGCGAATGGCGCAGTAGATCATTGGCCACGGCCTGGGTAATGTTCTCGCAGGCCAGCCCTTTCCACAGGCGGGCGCGGGGCCACTCCTTAGCGTCAGCGGCGGGTTTCCATGCTGCCTTGGCATAGGAGATACCTTCCGGCTCCAATCGGGCGTAGGGGTAGCACAGGATGCGGCCAGACGGCAGCACGTACCACAGGTGCAGACCGTCGTAGAGGTAGGTCACCCGGCCAGCGCTGAAGGGTTTGCCTTTGTTCCGCATGGCGCGGGTGTAAGCCGATTCTAGGTCTTGCCAGTACAGCACCGCCCAAGGGTTTGCCCTACGCCACCCGTCCACCATCCGGCGGGCGTCCGACTCAGGCAACGCCACGCCATAGGCGCGGCCCATAGCGGCAAACGCTCCGACGCCACCGGCAAACCCGCAGGCCAGCTCCTGAACCTTGCCGATCTGGCGCTGCGCCTTGGTGACGGCATCGACAGCCACGCCAAAGGTCGCGGCGGCGTTGACCTTGTACACATCCGCACCCGACGCGAACACGGCCAGCTTATCCTCGCCCCGGCACGACAGCCACGGGTTAACCCTAGCTTCAATGGACGACCAATCGGCGACGACCAACTGCTTACCCTTGGCAGGTATCAGTGCGGGCCGGAGCATTCCGCGCAAGACATCTGTAATGCGTGGACCAAATTTAGGCACAATCGAATGGCCTCGGACCATTGCAGATCTAACGTCCTCGGGCGATTCGGCGCATCGTCGAGTGAAATTATGAACCTGGGCTCCGTAGCTGCTGGCCCTTCCTGTTGCGCTGCCGCCCGCGAAAACGAACGCACCTCTGACTCGGCTGTCCTCTTCGTCTGATAGCTGTGCAAGGCGGCTGAACTTCGCAACCGACGATGCCCAGAGATCGTCGGCGCACTGGATGACCTCTTGTACATCGGGTGGCACTCCATCACAATTTAGTAGGTTGAATCGAACGGTCTTGTCGATGCTGACCTTGCCGTCTTTTTGCATCAGCTTGCGGGCCTCGTCGCCGACGCGCTCGTAAACCCAATCGCGCATCTTGGGGGAGCGCACGCTCTTGATGACGCCTTCGGTCACCTCGGCGACTATGGCCTGTATCTCGAACAACTCGGCGCTGGCGTAGCGCACTGCCGCTTCGCACAAAGGCACATCGACCAGCACGCCCCGGTCGTTGATGCGCTCGTTGACATGGTAGTCCAATAACTCGTCGGCAGACAGTGGCCGCATGGCCTTGCTGATCGCCCGCATGGCCCGCACATCTTGTTCGCAGTACGCGACCATCTCAGCGGTCAACTCGGGCGATTCCTCGTAGGGCGGTACGCTCATCTTGCGAATCAGTTGGGCACCCCGGTGGTCTTTCTTCATAGACGCGCCAGCGAAGCGACCGACGTCTTCCAGCGAACCAGGCGCACAGTTGGCGCGGGCCTGTGCTGCGGTGCAGTAGAAAGACTCCAGCGGGATGTTGACCTGCAAGACGTACCAGCAGATCAACCGCTCGAAGGCGGCGTTGTGGGCCATGATGCGGTGGCCGGTCAGGTCGGGCAGCGGCTGACCCGGCAACCATGTCTGCACCTCATCATCGTCGAAGGCGTAGCTCATGCACAGCACCTCGGTGCTGCCGTGCTGCGCGTAGTTGTAAACGCCCGCGACTTTTAGGTCGCAGGCGCTTCGTGTCTCAAAGTCAAGGTACAGCATTTTCCAATGCCCACTGTCGCCAATGAGCATCAGAAAAGGCCGTTACGCTGCTACGCGGCGACGGCGGCTGGGCGCTGGTGCCTCGACAGCCTTAACGGCTGGCTCGGCGGCGTCCCCATCCAACGTCAACCAATCCACCACCTCGAAGACCGGCGTAAAAATCCGGCCATACGACTTGTGCTGGTAATGCTCCTTCTTCAGGCGCACCACCGGCACCGGTTTGGATTGGTCTTTCTCGACCTGATCCGCTAATGCTACAGCAATAGTCTGAACCGCACGCTTACCGCCCACGCTGGTGGTCGTGAACCGCGCCTCCATACCCTTGTCGTCGCCACTAATGCACTTCAGCGACATCCCGACCTGCGCCTCCCAGCCGCGCTTGGCCGCTGGCGGGGCGTCATCCAACTCCGGCAGGGGTTTGCTCACCGACACCATCTTCTCGCCCAGCACCTCGCCGTCACCCCAAGCGATGACGCCGTGAACGAACGAGAACGGGTTGACGGCCCAAGTCGAGTCGTCTTCGACTTCGGTCTGGTCTGCACCAAAAACCCAGTGGCCGGTCTTGTCCATCTTGAGGATGACCGTACCACCTGCCGCAGTGTCGGGCTGGATGGCCCGCAGGGATGCGGCGAGGGAAGAGACTGCGGGCAAGCCCGCTTGGGAGAACGCTACTAAATTGGACATTTCTGTTCCTTCATTGGAGTTTAGAAAGGGCAGCGGTTAATTGCTTGCCCAAGAGCATCACCTCGGGGCGCTTATCGTCCGCGCTTGCCAACGTGTTACCTGAACTGATGGCGACGACCAAGTCATCCGGCAAAGCCTGCTTGCGCTTCTTAAGCGCCTTCTCAGCCTTGGCCGGGGAGACTACGGACACCTCCACCACTTCAGATTCAGTAAGACCGAGCGCAAGCAAGGCACCTTTCGCCTTGTCGTCGTCGGTCCATGACCTGACCGCACGCTTGGCGACCAGTTTGTAATCAGGCAGCTTGACCCCGCTCTCCAGCAACTGGAGGGCCAAGGCCCGCAAGTCCGTAATCCAGTCCTCCAGCATATCAGCGTTCTTCAGGTAAGCCGCAATAGTCGGCGCGTCTATCGCCAAAATCGTGGCCTCCAACGCCCGGTCGGCAGCGCCGGTCATCTTGGGGCACACTGGCCTGGCCGCGCACCACCGGCAGTGGTCGCCCACTGCAAGTTTGGCGTCAGGTTTCGCGGACTCCTTAACTGCCTGCACCAACTCCAACTCAAACGCTGCAATGCGTGCTGGCGTGGTTACCCAGCGTTTCACAGCAGGCGGCTGCACGATGACCATCTCAATCTCGGTCGCGCCGTCAAACGCCCATCTAGCGGCCTCTGTACGCATAGCCGCAGCGGCGTAGAACAACAGTTGTGGGTTGTCCTCGACATCGACCATGACACCGTCGCCAAACTTCCAATCCAGCACGATGGCGCGGTTGCCGATCCGGCCTATGAGGTCGGTCGAGCCGAACACACCAGGCAGCAAAGTGCCAAAGTTAACGCTAGTCTCGGCTTCGATTTCCATGCCGTGAAACGGGTCAATCTCGTCAAGCGCCGCCAGCGCGGGCGTGAGCTTGTCGTCGATCAGTTCCTGCGTCAGGGTCTGGTCTTCGTACTTGGTGCCCAGGTAATGCTCGGGCGGGTTACCCGACATGACGATGTCGGCGATGACGTTGTGCAGCAGCGTACCTTCGTCAGCGTACTTGCTGCTGGGCTTAGGTGGCATCTTGGCGACCAGCGCCACACTGCCGGGGCAGTTGATGACGCGCTTGGCGGTCGAGCCGCCGACTACTTTACTGTGCTGCATCTTCTTCTTTCGTAGCCACAACGATGCTGGTGGGGATCGAACTATAGCGTGCGCTGATGTCCGAGAAGGTGACGGTGGGAACCAGGCTGTTGGCGTGGTCCAAGATGATGCGCTCGATTTCGGCGCGGGAGAATTCGATCTTCATTTGACTGTACTTTCGTGTTTACCCGGATTGGGTGAACGAATAATAGCACACAAAATAAAAGTGTGCTAAACTTTTTGTCATGGTTGAAAAAGATGTTGAACGGCACTTCTGTTGGGCAGTGGAGCGGCTAGGTGGCAAGACCTACAAGTTCACCTCACCTGGGCGCAGGGGCGTGGCCGACCGGATTGCCTGCCTGCCGGACGGCAGCACTTGGTTTGTGGAACTCAAGACCAAAGGCGGCAAGCTGTCAGAGTTGCAGAAGGTCTTCGCCGCTGACATGGCGCGGCTCAATCAGCGGTATGTATGTCTATGGACAAAGGAACAAGTAGATGAATTTGCGGCCCTATCAAGACCAGGCGGCTGACTTCCTGTATGAGCGCGACAGGGCGATGATCCTCGCCCCTGTGGGTGCGGGCAAGACGGCCATCACGCTCACCGCCATGCAGGCTATGCTCAAGGACGGGCACGCCCGTCGCTTCCTTGTGCTGGCCCCCAAACGGGTCGCCGCCAGCGTCTGGTCGGTCGAGCAACTGAAATGGGCACCTGGTGTAACGCTGGCAGTGGCTGTAGGATCAGCCAAACAGCGCCAAGCGGCGTTTGAATCCGACGCCCAAGTGGTAGTGACCAATTACGAGAACTTGCCTTCAGGCGCGTTTGACGCAGTGGTGTTTGATGAACTGACACGCTTGAAGAACCCCAGCGGCAAACGGTTCAAGGAACTGCTGAAGTTTCTTGCGCCCATCAACATTCGTTGGGGCTTGACCGGCAGCTTCACCAGCAACGGCCTAGAGGACGTGTTTGGCCAGTGCAAGATCGTTGACCAGACTTTGCTGGGCCGCAGCAAGGGCGCATTCCAGCAGCAGTACTTCATCTTGGTCAACCCCGACTTTGGCGAGTGGGCACCGCGCAAGGGCAGTCTTGAGAAGGTGATGGCCGTGATTAAGCCTGCTACTTTTGTTCTGGACGCGGGCGAGTACAGCGACAAGCTGCCGCCGCTGCACACGGTGGAGGTGCGCTGCGACCTGTACGACCGCAAGCCTTACGACACCATGAAGAATGAATTCAAGCTAGAGGACATCACGGCCATCAACGCGGCCGTGGTGACGGGCAAGTTGCAGCAGCTTGCCAGCGGGTTTGTGTACGACACCGTGCGGACGCCGTCAGAGATACCCGGCAAGTGGGTGACGGTGCAAACGCCGGTGTGGTTTGACACGGCCAAGTTCGACAGG